ATACGAGTAATAGAGCCAGCACCAATCTCGTCCCACTCAACACCATCAAACCCCTCAAAGGTTTGCTCTTCACTATTGAAACGAATCATACCGGCTTGGCCGGTGGGTCTATCTGCGGTAGTACCAGGTTTGAATACCATTGCGGTTTCGACCTTGGCCAGAGAGTCCTCTACTTTGAAGACTTCTGTGCTAGCATTGGAAACCGAGAACTTGGTAACATCCGCACTGAAGTTAGTTCCAGATACCGTGAAGTTGTCTCCACCGAAGTAGTTATCTGCACTTCCTGCTGCATAGAAATTATAGACGTCGGGGCCCTGGTCCAATGCACCGTAGAAGCCATAGTTTTTGGTTGCTCCAGTGAGTCCGGAGTCTGCGTAGTATCCATACTGATTAGATACGGTTGAACCCGTTCCTAGGGGACCCTGGAAGGCACTGAAGTGTTGTAGATCGGTAAGGGTAAATGTAGATGCATCCGTGGATGCTACGGAACGGAAGTAACTGAACTTGACAGTTACATCGCTTTGAATCTCTGTGTCTGCCCTAACTGCGGAATAGTTTGGGTTACCAGATGCTGGATTGGATACGTCTAGTACACTGAGACCAGTGAGAGCACCGATACCAACATCACCCTCATCGCTGATATATACTCTCTCTTCCCCATTAGTACTGATGACCATACGGTTGTCAGTACGGTCATACTTCAATGCACCAGTATCATATGCACTGGAATCCGAAAAATAGATACCGGATACTTTATCATCAGGGCTATGGAACTCAAGACCAGTATCTCCATCACTCTCAATGGTGATTCCTCTTGAGTCCTGTAAACTACCAGTAAGGCCAGAAGTTCCAGTACCAGTACTTACATGCAGTCTGTTTCTTGGTACAGTGGTACCGATACCTACATTACGAACTTGATTGACTCTAATTGCCTCATCTTTGGCAACGTGGAGTTCTAAGTGGTTATCGTCGTGATTATAAACTAACTTACCCATCCCCCACTTATCTACACCCTCACCATCGGCGAAGTTTAGGGAAGATAAATTTGTTTCACCGGATACAATAGTGATACCGTTGTCACCGTTGGGGATACCAACAACTAGATTATCTGCAATAGGACTATAATTTACTGCACTAATCGTACCAATACCAACCTGTCCTGCAGGAGCAATATGTATTCCAGTAGCACCATTAGTGACTAGTGAAATTTGTTCCAATGCTGGACTGAAGATACCAGTGTTCGCATCACCATCAAATGTGATAGATGGCTGTAAGAGCGAACCTGTACTAAAGGAAATCTGATTACTATTCAGCTTCCTGATAGATCCTTGTAAGTCACTCCAGGTTATCTTATTTGTGGTACTGTCGCCATCATTAATGACAAAGATGTCATCATCAGTGGCACCTGTAATAATTGGAAGTTCACTGATCTTGACGTCAGCCATTTTAGATAACCTCTATTTCTTGTATTTATTGACTTATGGATAGTTGGGATCTACAGAACCCTCAATGATTCCACCAAGAGCCCTATCTACAAACATCAATCCATTATGGATTTGGGTGTAGTTACCATCAATATCTTTCATAACAACATTATATAAGTATTTACCCTCTTCTAACTTGGTGGTTGTTTGTGCATCCAATCCAATAGAATAGATACCCTTCACTGCACTAACGATCGTTGCATTGAGATCAATGAACTTCCAAACAGGATTATTGTCTGTTGTCTCGATTGCATTGAGTGCTTCTGTGTGTTTTGCTACCCTGGCATAAAATGCATGATCGGTAAGATCCATAAGTGTACCATCCGCGTTGATCAGGGTGAACTCCCTATAGAAAGAACCCCCAGCAGATATTCTTAGGTTTACTTGATATGGAGTTTTAATCATGGCAGGGCATCCAAACTGGCAATATCAAAATTAGTTGCAGTAATAGTTCCATCACTAGTCAGAGTGATAGTCGTATCAGTATTAGTAGAATTCCTGAGTTCTATATTATCTCCAGGATTTGATTGAGTAATTACTCCAGTGATACTGTCCCTAGCCCAAGGTGTAGTTTGTGTTGATGGGTCAACATAAACCTCCCACAGTCCTTTGGTATCATTCCACTGGTAATTGATACCATTGCTACCTGCGTAAATGTCCCCATCATTTGGGGATATGGGGAAGTCAAGGGTCATAGTGTTAGGTATTGTATGTTTAAGTATTTATCAGGTTTAGACCCAGAAAACAGGGATGCCTTTAGCATCCCGGTAGTTCAGGTTTTAATACAGTACACTGTATTAAAAGTTTAGGTTCAAGTTTTAATACAGTAGATCATTGCAACGTTATGTGGCCTTGACTCGCTCCCACCTTCGGTATCAAGGGTAATACCAGTTACTTCACTATTGGTGTCACTCGCTACTGGGACATCTCCAGCAGAGAAACCACCATCCGCAACACTTCTTTGTCCTGTTGATGCTGTGATGTTATGAACGTGCCCTGGATCGTTCACTACGTGGGTGTGACTTTTGTTCTGATCTGGTTGATTTGAACCAAATGCTCTACCGGAGTCAATAGAAACAGTTGTATTATCAGACGTATTACCAGACCACCCCCGTACAAACATCCCACGAAGATCAGGTACATTAAAATGAGTGGACTGACTTAAATCGTTAGTATATACATCACCGATCACACCATACAATGCGGGGTATGATGCTCGTAAAACTTCACTACCGTCACATTCAAGGTATCCAGACGGGATATTCTGAGAAGAAGCAAATGCAATAACTGTACCTGTTGGGTTACCAATACCCAGTGCATCCAGAGCGGCCTTCAAAGATGCTGGTGTGATAACCACATCGGTGGCCACCCCAGCTTCTGCTTCCTGATCCGTCGCCAATTCCACCACACCCTTATCGACGTCTGTGGCGTCTGGTAGAATATTACTAATCTCATTCTTCAATGCAGATGGTGTCACTGCACGAGTTGTCGATGTACCTGCAGCAACTTCTGCCTGATTGGCGAGTTGAACGATACCAGCAGAAGTATTGGTTGCTGCAGTAACACTGATGTTTGGATTTGCAACGTCACTCGAATCAACTACAACCGGAGCAGTTCCAGTAACTGTCAACACCGAACCTGAAGTGTATTGGGTAGTCACCCAGGCATTTGAACTATAGATATTCAGACTATTATTCAATAAGTTAAACCATAGGTCACCTTCCACGGCAACTAGTGGTGCACTATTACCGATGGAGACCCCACCTGAGTTGTTTCCACTTACATTGGGAGTTGCTGGTACCCATTGATTACTGTCATTATCGGTGTAGTACACATAGAGAGTACCATCTGTCTTATTCCACCAAAGATTACCAGCAGAAGCTCCAGTTGGGGCAGTCTCACCAATATAAATTGCTGGATCACCAATAGCGGCGTTTGGGTCAGTTGCGTCTACCCAGTTACTTCCAACATATACCTTTAATTTACTCTGTGCAGTATCCCACCAAAGGAAACCTTCAATATCAATATTTGGAGCTGATCCACTAGAAATGACTGGTGGTTGAATTGCAGCTTCCCATGCACCAACAGCACCGTTGTAGATGTACTTTAGACCCGAACCACTATCAATATATGGTACGCTAGTATCTGCAGGAAAATTTAGTGCCATCTTACTTATTAAGTAGTTGTTTTAGGAGATCTTTAATCTCATCAATCTCTCCTTTCAGGGAAGATAACTCCTTGACCTCCTTCTTTAGTTCGGAGATCTCTATCTGTGAATCCATGGCCAACATCGCCTGCTGTTTGGCGAGGCGATATCTAGAACGATCATTAGATTCCCTATTTACAATGACCCCAGTTTTGGGGTCTTTGTAAAGATTTGGATGGCCTTCTACTTTCTGCACTTGAGAGATGATGTTTTAGTTATTTATCTACTCAGAAACAATCATCTGCATGTCATCAATCAGAGGTGCCAATGCTGGGTTCATAGAGGTCATAACAATCTTGATAGCCAGACCATCAAACTTAGCAATGTCCTGAACTGTCCAGGTCAACGACTGCCAATCGGTGGGTGGAATGAGTTCTGGGTTGATGTACTCCGAAGAACGTGCAGAGATGAGTTCTACTTGATCAGGGAGACCAGTTCCATTGAATGGGATCCAACTGAGGTTTGATACCTCACCATCGAAACCAATATTCCTTGGTCGATAGTAAACTCTAATGTCAGCAGTCGAGTAGAAGATCGCAGCCAACTTGAGTTCGATACCATCACAGGGGTTCTCGAACTGGTAGAGACGAGAGATCCACTTGGAATATGCCGAACCGTTAGCGTTGGTTTCGGGAACAAAGTTACCCTCAAGAACATTAGTAATTCTAGCAATATTCTTACCAGACAGGAAACCGTCAAATACAGTATCCGTATCGAGAAGAACAGCATACTGACCAGTTACTCTAATCTTTCTGGTGTTCTCATTGATTTCCTTGATCCTTACGGTTCTAGTTCCAGAACCATAATTGAATGTCAAATCATCACCAACTACCAACTCTGGGTTATTGGGATCCAGGGTGAAACTGTCAGTAAAGGTGATTGTTCTGGCAGAAACACCATTGATGTTATCAGATGGTTGTGGGTTATCGATAAGGTTCCTAATAAGGTTTGCATTGGTTCTGGTGATGTCGAGAACTGGGGAAGTGTAGTCATTTACGGTAGACATAACAACCGAAACTTCCATTGTCGTTTCACCACCGAGACGATCATTATTGACAGCCTCGTTCAGATAGTTAGCAACTTGCTTACTGTCCTTATAGTAGAAGGTTTCTCCAAGTGCAAACGATGTGAAGTTGTCAGGGACATAAGAATTCTGACTGTTGTAGTTGGTAACACCAGAGGCAGCAGTGGATCTCACGAAACTGTTCATTGTGGTAGATGCAAACTGCATTGCTCCAGTGTAGACATCGAGAACCTCAAAGGGTCTGTTGTATGAACAGATTACCGAAGGTCCACCCGCCTTATCGGAGGTTACAGCAGCGGTTGCTACCTGGATAGTGAACATACCAAACCCGGAGTCCAGAACAGTATGAACACCGTTCAGTTCTGCATCGGGAATTCCACCTGGATCTCCGGTTACACCATCAATGATAACCTTATCACCAGTTGCTAGACCGTGCATGTGGTGATAGACACGAACGATTTTGGGGTTGTCTCCAAATATAGTAGAGGTCTCATCAGATCCATCCACATTGGTCTCGATGGGATCGAGAAGGATTGGTCTTGTGGAAATTGGTGCGTTACGCAAACCAACGACAGATGGTTCACTTGTACTGAAGCTTGCCCTTCTAATATTGAAGGTCATATCTTGAGTTTGATCGTCAGTCCACAAACCACCGTTTTGAGACATAAACAGAGAGCCAGTGGTTGGTTGTCTCGTAACTCTTGTTTCTGTTCCGAGTTGGTTCTCACCCAACTTAGCAGTCCAGCAAGTGTAGTTCAATGACGTAGGTGCCTTACCTACGAGTGCATAATATGTTTCGTTGGTGAGATATACTGGTGCTTTGAACTTGAATTTAGTTGGTACTGATGCATCATCGGAAACCGTAACACCCATAATGACAGATTGGTCACCTGGTTTGGTACGTACGAGAGCAGTTGCGCCAGTTCCATCATCACTAGTGATAGTTACAGATGGGATCCTGGTGTATCCTTTACCTGGATCGTCGATAACGATGTCATATACAATACCACCAGAGACCTTGACGGTTCCTGTTGCTCTAACACCACCTGGAAGTTCGGGTTCAGAGAACTCTATAGTTGCTGCAGTGTATCCACTACCAACATCCTTGAGGTCTACTCTGTTCACCAAGAGTTCGTCTTGGACAATGAAGAATTGGTCACTCAGTGCAGGAGAAACCTGTGGTACGATCTGTTCACCGGGAAGGAACTCACCATCATAGATATCGAAGATCAAGTCATATACGTGGTTTGATACGTTCGTAGATGGGTTAGAGGATGCAGAGTTGAAGGTTACTGCAGACTTGAGTGTTGCGGTAGAACCGGATGTTTGACCAACGAAAGAGGTTCCTGCGGTAATGTTGGTGCTGTCACCATCAAGAACAGTACACTGAACACGAATGACAGTATCTGGCTCTTTGGTCACCAAAGAGTGAGGAAGGACAACTTCAGTTGGGATTTGTCCTTCTGTAGTGGTCAAGTAAACCATCACACCTTCGTTCTCGTCCTTTGTTCTGAAGAACATATCCACTTCAGTAACGAAGACACCTTCAGCACCATTCTCGGTGGTAACAACGAAGGTTTGTGCAACAGGGTCACCTCTGTTTGCTTCTTGTCTTACAACGTTGGTGGTGAAGTTATTGTTAGTAACGTTCGTTACGTTAGTAGTATTGGTAACGTTGGTGATGTTGTTAGTAACATTGGTGATGTTATTGATAACTGGTTGTGGGATGACCTGTGACTCCCTGTCAGTGACCCTAGAAGAGGTAGAGAAGGCTGGGAGACGTGTAGACACCACAGTGTCCTGGATGTCAGAGATAACACCACTTGAGGTGAAGTCTGCTTCAGCAATACCACCAACCAGTGCAAGATCACTTGGGTTGTCGGGGTTATCGGTAAACCTCAGAGCTTTGGTTCCAGTATTGAACGAACGGCTTGGGCCACTAGTACGGTAGGTGACATCTTGCAATCTACCATTGAATTGGGTCTGTGGTTGTGGTGCCCTACCATTAGGAATAATGAAGGTACCCTGAATGTTACCAAAACCATCACTAATGACTGGGTAGCCGAAACCAAGACGGTTGGTATTTGGTTCACCACGATAACGACCAATGCCATCAGCGAAACCAGTTTGGATCTCATCAACTGCGACCCAATCAGTTACTTCAATGTCATCAAAGAATGCATAGTAACGAGTATCTGGCTTCAGGTTGGTTCCACGGAATGCGACAGGAATGGAACGCATCGTCTCGGCGACCTGAATATCAGTGATCCTATCACCATAGGATGTTCCGTTTACAGTAGCGGTACTGGTATTGATTGTGGTGGTTGTTTGAGTTCTGTCTCTCACATTACCGGAGGTATTCCAACGGCTCCAGACGGTACCAAAACCACCAGAGTTCATCGCATTCGTCAAACCGTTCATTGCGTTGAACAGGTTATTGTCTGAGATTGCAAGAGAGGGAAGACGGTTCTGATCCGAGAAGGTATCAATGTCTGGGGAAAGTGCCAGGTCACCCTCATATGTGAAGATAGAATATGGCTGAAGGTTCACCCATCTAGTAGCCAATGGCTGACTGATATACTCTACATCTTCATACTTACAAGTTACGATTCCGTCATTTTGGCGATATGCTGCATCGTCTCTTTCGGAATCAATCTGTGCTTTCTCTTCCAGTTCTGCCTGGTCGATGAAGTATGGGGATCTCAACTGATCGTTCTGTGGGTCAATGGAGTTCCTATACTGATCGGTTCCAACATCACCATTAGTGTGGTCACGGAAAGAGTCAACAACAATACCGTTCTTGAAACGATCGAGACCAGTTACTGCATCTCGGACACCAGTATTCAGTGCACTCTGTTCCAAGAGGGAGAGAGTAACAACCTCAGTGAGGTTTTCGACTTTACGGTCAATGACCGCAATGTCCTTCATCCTATATCTCTTATAGTTGAACTTGGTGATAAAGATGTCCTGCAGGTCGAAGGTATATGCAGGGAGGAAGACATCATAGAGACGAATGGCAGTTGCAAGATCACTTACAGGACGGGGATCATTCGATGGTTCCCCACTCATAAGTGCCATGGCACCGTTTGATTGAAGGAAAATAGAGTCGTAACGGGGGAGGTAATAAAGAAGGTCAGAAACAAACAAACTACCAGCCAGAGGAACTCTTGGTGCAAAACCGTTACCACCGTTTGACGTGTCACGGAAGTTAGTTGACGACTGTGCATCAACACCATCACTGATAGATGCAATTACAGAACTCCTACCACCAGAAGTGTTTACGATAGGACGGAAGTCGATTACGTCTCTAAGATAGATCTTATCTTTATCTGTATTCTTATCAAAGACACCACGCAACTCAACATTAGTATTGGGTTTGTATGTTGGAATGTTCTTATAACCAACACTATCGTCACTGGTGTATGAGTCAACCGAGAAGAAGTCACCCTCACCACTATGTTCGAAGTAATCGAAGTTTACTGTGACGTCACCGTTGGCAGCAGGGAGACCTCTTCTGAGGATCAATCTAGAAATATCATAGACGTTATCTCTCTGGCCATTGTCAAAGATATAGTTCTGAGTTACCTCACGACCACCAACACTAACGGAGTTGATCTTGTATGCGTCGGCAACACCTAGTGAAAGGACACTCTTTCCTGCTTCGGCTGCAGGAATAGTAATTGTCTGGTTTGAACGAAGGATCTTCCTCTTTGCAGTAGCATCACTAATGAAGATAGGAGAAAGAACCTTGAGCTTAACAGAAGAACTGAAAGAATTTACGAGTTCATACTCTACCTTTCTACCATTGTCATTCGTAATGTCGATGTTATTGGGAACAATTGCTCTACCTTCCAGACGGTCGGGATCCGATGGGTTGGAGATGTTCTCTGCAATGACAATACTGGTCTGTGCTCTATTCGCAATAAAGGTTTCGTTATTTCTATTGGTGGTTAGCGTTACTATTTTGGAACCTGCAGGGTGGTTGATGATGAACTCACGCATAACCTGATAGCTAATACCAGTAGCTTCAGTGTTAGATTCCAGAGTCGACACAACCTCCTGGGGGAGTTGGAAGATCAACGACTGATCGGCACTACCCTTCGTCCTTACACGGATTCTCTGAATCGTCTTACCAGTAACTGAACTTGGGATGGTGGTGGTAAAGTAAATGATCGACTTACTTCTCAATGAACCATAACCAACTGGTTTGGTCGAAAAGAGAACAACTCTGTTGATCGAACGACCCAGGTCATCTACGAATGTTACTACGTCACCACCAATCAACTGTTTGGATGGGTCACCAGAGAAGTTATCACAGGTTACGAAGTTACTTCCTTGTTCACCGGAGAACAAAGATGCATTAGCAATATCGATAATCTCCGCTTCACTACCACTCTGGATAGAGATGTCAGCAGAGAAGTCATTAGTATCCGCCAGAGGAGAATAGAACGACTTGGCCAGGGACATCGTGTTGGTGAGGGTTGCACCACGACTTACCGCATAACCAACTGCACCATTATTGGTTTCTGCAACGATATCAACTCGGGCACCATCAGATACTGCTGCTGGTGTTGGCCAACCTACGAGTTCACTACGACCTGCCTCGGTGACCTCAATAGTTTGATTATTGGGATCGACAATGATATGTTGATCCGATACAGTAAGGGTCTTGGTGGAACCAAGGGCCCTCAGTTCGACCTCTGTAACTGAGGAGATATCTACAGCAGCCCCAGAGGTAAAGTGGAAACCGGATACCTCACCATCTCTAAGGATTCTGAATACTCGATCACCCTGAGTAATCTCTTCACCCTGTTCGAACTCACCACTGATGTTGGAGAGGATAAGTGTATCTGTGGTAGACCCTTCTTCTACAGTACCTACTGCATTTGACTCTTCACCATATACCAACTCACCAACTACCCAATCACTGACGTTAGAGACACCTGCGACTGCAAACTCAGTAAAGTAGACAGAGGTCATAATACCCATGTCGTAAGTTGAGTTGTAACCGTAGAAACCATCACCTTGATCAACAACTGAGTTAGGAGTCAGGTATCGTGGACGGATTATACCGGCAGGAATGGGGGAAATCTCATTTACCACTAGGATAGTTGCACTACCAATGGTTCCAGTTCTCTTTGGTGGGTTATTTGTGTTGACAACACAGGAGTTGCCCTCATTTTCGATAACAGTATAACCTGGCCCAATAGAACCAATATCACCATCAGCAATAATATGATAAGTCTTCCAGGGCTTGTTACCCAGGTTGAGTGGTCTTTCGTTGGAGTCTATACCTTCACCAACATAACCATCGATGAAGTTACGATACAGAGTAACACCATCAAATGCAACCGAAGTACCCTCACCAGAGATGTTAGTGAAGTCGGGAGTACCATAAAGGTTGGTTACTGACAGGTTGTATCCAGGAGTGATTTGAGTAACCGAATCCGATCTGAAGTTCTGACTTCTGGACTTACTACCGTACAGATATGTTGGGTTGGTATACTCAACCTCATATCCCTTTACATATGCCTTACCTGGTGCAACGTTGAGAACGTAACGTGAATCTGCCTGGTCGAAGTTGAGAGGTTCTGTGTTGTCACTACCAGGAACATATGGATATGTTCCAGTCAACTCATCGGCATTATAGAGGCCACGGACATTATCATCATCATCGTTCCAGTATTCCATAGTGGTAACTGGGAACTCGGTGACAATATAGTCACCAGATTCGTCATATGTACGACGTGCAAGAATCTCATACAACCAATCCCACTTGACTGTCTCTGCAGGTTGGGAAAGGATATTACCCTGAATGATTGTAGAGAGAGTAATGAAGTTGGGATCCTGTGCATCTCTGGGACGAGAAACCAGTTCCAGAGTAATCTTCAGACGGTCAGCACCAGGGGCAGCAAAGTTGGAAGACCCCTGTGAGTTATCCAAAAGGGATGGGTCATCAGATGCAGTAACGATTTCCTCAGTGACAAGGAAACCAACTCTACAAGTGGGTCGTGCACTATACTTGGATGTGATGATTTTCTGAGCATCATTTCTGATGATCATTCCATCAATAAAATATGAACCTTCTTCAACTCTAAAGGTGGAACCCGCTCCCATTGCGGGACTGTTGGTGGGCTTACTGATATTATCTACACCTACGGATGCAGTGATTGCATTTGGACTGGAAGACTCAAGAACCTCACCCTGAGCGAATGTTGAGTTATCATTAGTATTACCACCACTAATGTAACTTACGAAGAGGGTTGCATCATCAGTTTCGGTTTCTTCAGTTGCGAGAATAACCTCTGCAGTGACACCAGAAGCTGCACCGGTTACAATCGTACCTACGAAATCTTGAATCGACACCCCTTGAGTGTACGAAGACAAACGAACATACGATACTGGAGACTCAAACGCATACTCACCAGGTACAACGTTATCGCCTTCAGCAAGAGTCCTAGACGCCAGGTTCTCAATCTGATCCTGGAGAATGGACTGTTGGGTAGTTAGTTCTCTAGCCTGAATAGGATATCCGGCCTTATAAAGAACTTTGTAGAAGTTCTTTTTGGGGTCAAAGTCATCGTAATAAGGCGAGACGTTCAGGTTCTTTTGTACTGGCATTTTAGGTTAGTCTTCCTTTCTGTTATTTAGGGTAGATTTTTGACCTCAATATGATATAATAATCGATACTTTTTCGATCTGATTCTCCTGTCTTAGGATAGGAGTATTGTTGGATAAGTAGATGAGTTCCCCAGTATATTTGGTCACCTCTGGTTCACTATAGCCATTGGCAAACTGACGATCACCTTCAATCCCATCAAAGTCATTGACCTGTGTGATCTTCTTAGAAGATGATCCAATAATATATTGTCTACCACCAAATCTATAGAGGTTACCGTCGGTATCATCATTGTACTTCGGATCCTGAATGTAACTCACAATACCTTTCTGTGCATCCCAACCAACAACAATACCCTTCGCTACCTTGAACTCACCGTTGACATTTACGTCCTGTGAGATTTCCTCACCGATAGTGAAGTCATTGGGTCCCTCCACAGTATTCACCCGTATACCATAATAGACAGCTGCACTATCCCCATCGGTATCGGGTAGTTCCAGAATTCCAACCTGACGGAATGTGGAGTTAGAAATAAAGTCTGCCTGGTTGTATCTCAATGTGGAGAACATACCGACTTTAGTACCACCTAGTTCCTGAGGAATGTCAGCACCCCAACCATTATGTGGTGAGATGATTACTGTGGATACGAAATCATCATTACCGAGTGGATTGAGTGCATTGGTTTCGGCATCGAGATCTGCAAGATTCCTATAGACTTCTCCAGCACTAAACACTAGTTTAGCATAGGTATATCCCGAACCTGGTCTAACAACCTCAATGGAGGTAATAGAATCCTGAGTTACCTGAACTCTCGCTGCAGCACCAGTACCGTCCCCTGCAATCTTACAATAATAGTAGGAAATAGAATTAGCAATACCAGCTGGAGCAGCAGTATATCCACTACCGGGAGAATCAATGACAACAGTATATACCGCTCCAGCCTCGGTGGTGGTTACGGAAGTATCAGTGATGGGTAATAGGTTAGATGTGGAATAGTTATCCAGATCGGAACTACTAATACGGTATATCTTCAACCATTGGTAACCATCACTGGTGTAGAATGGGGTGTTACCTGTGTTTTGTGGTTCTACAGTCGACTGTCCTCCATTTGCATTGAATAGACAAACGTAGACATCATTATTCTGGTTGATTACCCTATAGTTGGCATCGTATAGTTTTGATGCACCAGAAAATGATACGTTTACCTGATTATAGTCGTGCCTATAGATGTCATAAGTGACACCGGTAGTCCACTGGACTCTAGGGATCATATGAAATACTTCACTCGCCTCTATTTTCTTCATAGAAAGCATTTGATTATATACGTCGTAATACTCAGAGATATTGTCAACAGGAACTGGGGGGTTGAGATCCCCAGTCACCCACTCTGTCGGTTTACCAATAAAGACATAAGAATCGGGCAGGGAACCCACTAGATTCTTAGCATTCCTGATCCTAAGATCGTGTGTATTTACCGTTGCCATCTCATTAGGGTTACATTTATCTTTATTTATCCGGGGCTCAGACCCTTAGCATCCCGGTAGTTCAAGTAGCCCCTACGTAGTTGGTAATGATTCTAGAATGATGTCCTCTGCAATGTATTCCGACTCTACCTCACCAGACACTAGGACTTTGGAGAACATTGCAAATCCTGCAGGGTGGATGAGTTCATTGACGAATGTGTCATACTCAACTCTCTGTAGGGTAGAACCAATCTCATAAGAGAACCACTGATAATACTCAGAGTCCTGAACAACAGAGTACTCACTACTGAGTTTGGATGCATCGGTGATAAATCTACCAGTCGGTGTAGAAACCCCATCAATCTCAACTACAGAAGATACCTGTCCGTTGACTGCAATAACACCCATACCACCACTCTCACTATAGAGAACTTCATTGGGTCTGAGGATACCATTGATATTATCAATAGTAAGGATCTGTCTCTCGTCATCCCACTCCACTACCTCTGCAGTAACCGTCCTCATAGAGTCGATACCCTGATAGACCACCTCACCAGTCACCCAATCCAAACTACCTCCTGTAGTGGATCTCATAACCAATCTGGTTTCGAACTTGATCTCCGGATTGAGTGACTTATCCGCGGAGATGTTTCTACCGGGATTGTCAACATCAATGGATTCTACTTTACCGATGTCATCAGTTGTGCAGATATACTTACCGTCCTGTTCGACGATGTAGACGATGGGTTCAACATAATCAGTTCCTGGATTTGTGACAGTGACCCTTTGGATCTGTTGGCCATTCATTACTACAGTCGCCTCAGCACCATAACCACTTCCAGTGATATCAAAGATCATTACCTTTGGATTCACATAACGCGCACCTCTCTTGGTAATGGAAATAGATTCCACTGTGGTACCATTCAACTTAGGAATTGCAGTTGCTCTATCGATAAACTTCTTCCTTACTCCGACCACTTTTGGTAAATCGGTATACCCAATACCACCAGACAGTAGTTTTACTCTATCCACCTCACCCATTACAGTTTCGGCTGCAGTACTATAAACAATAGTGGCATCCTCAGGGAATTTGGTTTCGGTATATACCGAGAAGTCATTGATTGTATTATCTGTAGAGAAGATAATAGATGGTTGAGATGTGTAGTTACTTCCACCATTGAGAATGTCAACATTGATAACTTGACCACCGTCAACTAGTGAACTAACAGTAACATAACCATATGCACCATTACCACCACCCCCACTAAACTGAACGAAGAAGTTACCCTGGTAGAATCTACCTGGATTGGAAATAGTTACACCATCCACTTCTCCATTGGTGATTGTACCAAGACCTTCAGCAGGAACAATGACACCACCACGAACCACTGAATACTCTCCATTGATAGATGGATTTGCTTCACTGGTGATGGTGACATCATCACCCTCTCTAATTTGGTGAGGTCTTGTAGTTGTAATATTATACAGAGACCTAGTGAGGTTTCTTACTTGTGTACCATTGGGTAGAATGAGTGAATTGGAATCTCTAATGACCCTTACGGAGTTACCAATACCGAATCCAACAATGGTGGATTGCTCTACCAACTCATCAATACCCGGTGCACCGAATGTGAATTCGATCTTATCGTTTAGGAGGAAGTGATCCCTATTCTCCAACCATAGGACATCCTGAATTGGCAATTCGGGAAGAATAGAAACATAATCGGCGAAAGTTCCACCAACTGAAATAGTATCCGGTGAATAGTTATATGTGTTACCACCACTAGTACCACCAATTGAGAAGGATCCAATTGGATTGGTGACGACCCATTGTGAAGTATCATCGTCCGTGTAGTAGATATACATCTTACCGTTGAGTGGAGACCACCAAAGAGTACCAACCTCTAATGGATCACCATTTACCAGTGTCGTTGGTGCACCCTCAGAAATCAATACCTTCAAACTACCAGTATAGGTTGAGGGACTACCAGTAACAATGGTACTGTATGATGTTACTGAACTAGCATAAGGATCTATACTAGCAACTGAGTTTGGATCAGTTGAGACCCACTGAGAGGTGTAACCAAATGAGGTATCGTCATATGAGTTGTCACTATTGGAATTCCAGATATAAAGAATACCAGTATGAGTAGACCACCACATATCACCAATAATGTTTGGTGTTCCGTCCAGTCGTGATGTTGGGCTGATTGTGGAGATAGTAACTGTATTGAGACCCTGTGCTACTGCATATTGTTGAGTAGTTGGGTTGGTGTTACCTATGGGTGTCTCAGTATTGGATGCACTATAGAATGGTCTCATACCCAGGGGTTGAGTAGTTACCCACTGTGAGGAATCACCATCATCGAAGTAAACATACAATCTACCAGTATGGGAAGACCACCAAAGATCACCTGGTTGGGAAATGTCACCTTCCGGTTCACTGCTAGACATAAAGGTGGAAACACCACCAAATGTATTTGTGGGGATAATAGAATTATTACCGGTTATAGACAGATCTGGAATTTGATACTCAGTCCCATCAGGATCCCAGATGGTATCCCCAAATCTAATCAACTCTGGACTAATAACCAGAACATCCAAGAAACCAGTTTCGTAACTGAAGTCCAGAACATAACATTTCACACCATTCCTAGTGGTGATGTTGAAGCCTGGATAGAACACATAGTTGTCAACTGTGTCCCCAATGTTGATTCTCTGTCTATGTGAAATCAGAGTTGTGGTGATATCTTCCCCCTTAGCGGAAGATACTGGAGCTCCTTTTACATAACTAACAACTGCACTTGCACCAGTTCCATCAATATCTCTATCGTCAAATACTAATGAATCTCCAACTTTACTGGTCAACGGGAGACCACTTTCTATGATGATATCATTCACCGATCCAGTAGACAATCTACCAATACTAATTTCTAGTTCGTCTTTTGTTTCGGATAGTTGCGAATTCCTATATCTATGAACTCTGGAGAAGTCAATCTCCACTGGAGTAATATCATAGTTAGAAGAAACTTCTGATGGATAGATGTCAACATCACCATCCTCTATCTTTAGGTTCTGAGATACTGGTCTATTGTGGAATCCTTCTGTTCCGATGATATATGGGAATGCTCCAATATTACCAAAGGTTGATAGGAAGTAGCAATATACACCATCTGGATATAACTCTACAGGGAACTCTGGAGTGTTACACACCTTACCATTATTTTCATCCATAATACCTTCTACGGTCCTCTGGAAGTTTATATACTCCGGCACCTCGGTAGTTAGAAAGTCTGGTGTTTCCGTAGAAAGACGTCCACCACCAGTCGCCGCAGCAATTGGGTCATAGATATAGTCCTCAATAAAGGACCCCATTGGGTATTCCGAGATGGAAGGTGGAGCAGTAGCAACAGTATTACTACCACTAGGTATCACTGTGGTTCTATCGTTCTGCAAAACATAGGCAGAGTATTGTCTCGCGACACCATCAGTGTCATCTACACCATTTTTGTATCCATATGGACCATAGATTGGGTTTCCATCAAAGGCCCATCCCACAAGTTTGGAGTGGGTGGTTCCATCTTCACCTTCAAGAAGTTTGGTGGGTAGACTGACATATGCATATCTGCTTCTATCTCCCTCAAGGTCCTCATACAAGAACCCACCGTTGGAATCAAGACTCCAGGCATTGTTATTATTGATTTGACCAATCCTATCTAATGTATACTTCTCAACATTGACATCAAAGGATACTCCACTACCAGTAGGAACAACCTCTAGGGTGGTGGTTACCGGATTGTAGTCAATACCAGATGCAACAATCTCTAAACCATAAACCCCACCATTAAGAATGTTTGCCTTAACTACCGCACCCTTACCTCTCCTGGAAGAATCTACAACTACAATAGTGGGAACATCATTGAAGAACTCACCACGATTTACTACTGTGGCAGCAGTCAATCTACCATAGTTGTCAAAGGTAATGCTTCCAACAAATCCTCTACCACTGGTAACTTCAACCGTAGGTATTTCGGTGAAGACATCATTAGAGGTTATATTGATAGCCGTAATCTTTCCATTCTCCACAACTGCATCAGCGGTTGCAGTACCTGGAGTAATCACTACTGATGGATTGATATATCCGTTACCACCATCAATGATATCGACACTAGTGATACCACCGGATAGGATATTATCGGGGGATTCGTTACTATAGAACGGAACACCATCAACAGCTACACCAATAGCACCATTACCTTTAAGTATACCCTCACTGTTCTCAGCGATCTTATGGCGTCTGGGAATAAGGTGTAAACTCGTGGTCTCTTCTAGGTCGGGTCCAACCGAACCATCTGTACTGAAGTCACCAATACGATCTGGTGGGAAGTTATTAGAACCAACAACAACATAGTCATCGTTGTAATATACACCACTGACACCATAAGTGATGTCTTCTACTTGTCCATTATTGGGAGACGATTGTGTTGTCAGTGCATCCCCGACATTCTCTTCAAAACTTGCAATGATCTGCTCACTTGGATCATCCATACCTGGACCATTGATAGTGATGTCAGTATCATTCAGTACCAACAATCCACCATTATCCACTCTTACATTCTTAACCAAACTGAGTGGCCAAGAACGACTAGTTCTCTGTACTCCATTATCATCAATGGTTCCTTCAATGTAATATGGACCATATACCGAATTACCTGCATCGTGATCCAACTCAATACCACGATAACCCCTAGTACAGTTTAGGAATTGAGTGAGGTTCTTTGATGTATACCTAATACCTTCGTTCTCAATGAAGAGAACACCAGAATCCGGGAATCCAATAGTGGACTCAACAGTAATCGTATATACATCAATCTGATCATTACCAGTACCTGGGGCTTCCAGTTTCCTGGTAAGTTTGGTCTCTGGATTCAATGGAAGAGATCCGGAGATCTTATCTGGATTGAGGAACAACTCGTACTGTACGGTCTCCTGGAAGGGATAGGAAGACACATAGTCACATACACCCCGTCCATAGATCTTACCGTCGTTGTAGGACCGTAGAACGATCTCTGAACCGATAAGTTTATCAGGAGTAGTGTATGGCTTGGACGGATCCGAAAGAATCTCAGGGAATGGTTCTGTCCTAAGGATTGGAGATTCAATCCAAGATGATTCAGAAGGTTTGATCATCCTATCACCAGGATAGGAAACATCTACGTCATTCTGTGCAAACAGAATCTTGAATAGTGATTGAATACCTAACTTGGAACCTTTGGATGCAAAGAAGTCCCTGATGTTCCTCAATACGACAGAACGGTTTACAAATCCAGAAACTCTATCGTAAGTAATATTTGCTGTATATGAATCGTGAATATTCTCCAGAATGGAGACAATGAACAATACGGAAAGGTTGGTTACCGTAGACCCACTCAGATGTTTAGCTGACTTCGTCTGTAAGTAGGTTCCGGTACTCCTTAGGGTAGGTAGGACCTTCGTACCAGAAGAACCCCTCTGAAGACCATACAGAGTGTTTCCCTCACGGCTACGATACAGGATCACCTCATCACCAATGAGAATAACACCATCCTCCTCTGGGAACCCATAACCATCCTTCAGAGTGAGCTCACTGGAGTCAGCAAGGATGTCACCAGAAAGAGTTCCATACTGAACGATCTGGTCATTATAAGTATCAAAATTTCTATAGTTGTTCAGGTTCTGTAGAATGTCCTGACCGAAACCCAATCTCTCTTCACTCCGAGCAGCTGCCTCAAGAGTGGTTACTAATCTTGTATATGACGAAATTATCTCTGTTGGTAGAAAGGTATCTACCATAGATGACGGATTGACGATCTTATTTTTATTCATTAGTTCTTGAGATCCTGATCAATAACTGCAACGATATTTGAACTGGAGATATCAAACTCACTGTATACTGTTCGTTTGGCGATTACATCCTGTTCCTTAGGAATTGCTCTGATCTGAACAACCGAGTCATCCACAGTAGTATTTACAATGGTAATAGGATTCTGATATCCAATCTTCACCTCACCTTTGACATAATCAACTGTACCGAAATCTGTATCCACTACTATCTTATTGTTGGTGGAATCCAGATAGAACCTATACAGATTACCCTTACTATCATCTTCAAAATAATAAATTCTTTCGTCTACAACTCCATTGATTTGTAACTGGAAACCGGTAGAGTATACGGAGGTAATACCACTGTAGTTCCTAAACTCATTCTCAAAACAAATCTCATAGGATGCCCTAGTATCAAGAACAGCAACCATGTCTCTTCTCATCCTGAACTCGGTGTTATTACGAGTGATTGCTTTATGTGCATCATCAATGATACCAACGACACGGGAGTATCTTACCGCACCACCAAACTTGGATACAGTAGATGAATCGGAGTATGCACTAAGTGCCTTAGTTACATCAGAAATGATAGTACTACTATCACTGATTGTTCTCTTATCATCATAGTGTACAACACTAACTACCTCAACATAGAGGATCTCTGGGTCTTCAATAACAATATCAAGTGATGCAATACGAAGATCCTTCAGTGAACTCTTGATGTATTGTTTAGTGATGTTTGATAGACTGGATCCAGATGTTGGTTTGATGATTACATATACTCTACCGTATCTTGGTTCGTCCAGTTCTTCACCACCAAATACGTGGATATCATCAACTGCAGGATAGATGTTACGAATAACCGTACTGTAATCTTCAGCAATAACACAACGACTTTGTGTTGCGTAGTTCCTGGGAGCCCTAAACTTAATTGAAGAAACATCCTCTACTTCACTACCACCATCCGAAGTACTCATAGAAGTAACAGTTGGACGAATAGTTACTGCCGCATCATTACTATCAATGGTTCTACCAATAAAGAAGAAGTCGTTAGTTGGTCTAATACCATTACCAGCAGATCCACTAGAGACGATGTAATTGACATACACCTTTGCCCTATCTCTTAACTTCTTACCAAACATACCATCACCAAAGATGAGTTCATATTTACCATCTTCAGTTTCCTTTACCCAGTAGTTCCTACTATCAGTAGTAAGGGAGGTTAGGTTATTTGCTTCCTTATACAATTCAGTGGAGTCATTATTTGGATCCTCCTGAACTTCAACACGAATAGTAGTACTATCAATGTTTGGATTATCTAATACAAATCTCTGATTATATAACTTCTTATCTACAGAAAATTCTGCAGAAAGATATGTACCCTCATATACAGTAATATCACTAAAAGAACATCTACCAGAAGAACTTACTGCAGCAGTATACTGATCAATAATATTAAAAGTAAGGTTCTGTCCACCACCACTGTTAGAAAAGATCGTTCCTGGATCTAGTTGAAGGAACAAAGGGAACCCAGAAGGATACAAGTTAGTATCCAAATCATATTGGAGATTAATTGTAGAGGTTGCCGATCTTGCGGAGACAGGAAGATAACCAAGATTGGAAGCGTGTTGTACTACATTGTTCCTCAATGTGGATGATGCCAAGAAACTCTCATTGGCAACCATATTGGTACTATATGCATTATACTGCGCCTGATATGCAATCAAGTTCAAAATGACCTGAAGGTTGGAACCATCAAAGTCATAATCGGTAAATTGTTCTGTAGATTTAAGATAATCAATCAGATTACTCTTAATCTGATCAAAATCTACTTCTGTAAGATTAATTGCTGCCATCTTGATCAGATTACCTTTGAGTTATTTATAGACGTGTTGGACGCAGTATTTGTTCGTAACTATACGTAGTTTCGTATCCAACAATTTTGTAGGTTAGGTTGAGTGCAAACTGTTCCCTATCCGGTTGTGGGTCCACCATAATATCAATAATCTCAACTCTAGGTTCGTTTAGTTTGACCGCCCTAGATATTTCCAGAGTGAGAAGACCCGCAGTACCAATATCAACGGGGTCAAAGATATAATTCATTACTTGAGAACCCATATTATAGTTAAATGGGACCTCACCATTACGAGTTAGGATGATATTCTTGATGGAATTGTTGATCGCCCTCTCATTTTTGAGTACAGTTAGGTCTCCATTGATTGGATTTGGCTCAAATGCTAGGGAGATGTCAACAAATTCTTTGGATTTCTTTGTTATGTACATATCTCCATTAAAAAAGAGGGGTATTATCCCCTCTATTTATCGTGTCAACCTTTACCTTGACCTCTATACTTCTTCTTTCTGTTAGAATTACTACGTCGTGAGTACTTTGTGTTCTTTGAGCAACCCTGTGCCACCTTTTTACTGGTGGGAACAACGGTCACATCGCCATTCTTGGTGAAAATACGCGCCATAATCAATTTTGTTGTAGGGAATTTACTTTTTCGGTGAGTTCTTCAACTCGTCGTGATAGGTATTGGATGGAAATAATAACATCATCTAATACATCAGTAATGTTTTCGTGTTCCTCAACACCAGGACGACGATACATTAGAGCAATGTTTTCATTTTCCATTGAAATACTCCGATGGCCGTGGGGTATTACCATCCCAAATACCTGGGATCATAATAGTACGAGCCGCCCAGGGACCAAACCTAGACCACATACTATAGAAATCCTCCTGTTTTGATCGGGAACACGGATACTTTCTAATGTTGTTAAGGTCCAGGAGTAGTACCTCCTGCTTGACCTCCTCTACTGTCATCTTTGTAGTAACAAACTATAGTGAGTATAACATTAATGGTGGATTAGTTAACCAATCCAAGAAGCTGACGAAGTTCTTCTACTGTCAACCCAAGATCTGCAAGTTTGTCCGTTGCAGTTCTGGGTTGTGGTGGTGCGGGAGGAACATATTCTCCTGCAACTGCACCACTGGCAATGAATGCTCTGTAGTCACGATTACCGAGATCTGTGGGAACGAAAGCAATGTTACCGTCAGCATCTTCACGTTTGAGGCTGGTTTGCTCAGCGTCGGTCCAGGTGTAAGTGTAAGCCATAGTGAAGTGAAATTGGTTACTTGTTTATTTAGTGAGGTTGGGGAATCAGAGTTCGGCGTCGGCGGTGCCGTTCAGCCATCTAGCAAAGGTCACACCGGCAGATGACGCACCAGTGCCAGTAAATCTCAAAAAACCACTTGCGGCGTAGTTGCCGAAGCAGTTAAGAGAACCAATGGGAGACGACCCGCCAATTGTGGCGGCAGCACGCATTGGCACAAACAACGGATAATTGCTGCCAGTATTAGTGGTGGTGAAAGGAAGATCAATAATGTCGTTCCATTTCTGGAAGTAACGCTGACACAACGCCAGCTCAGTGCCGATGGGGCGGTGCTCAAATGGGGTCGCCACTGGTCCGGGTTCGAGTTGGACGTTACTAATATAAAAATCTGTTTGAGTATTGTCACCTGGACCAAGAAGCCGCAATCTGCAATTCGATGCATAGGCAGGAATGTTTGTAAATGCGGGGATGTTTGT